GATGTAGTAACGTGGTCGGTTGTATCTTTGCTCCCGACCAAAAGGGTCAGCGGAGGGCATTGGATCAGACCATCCGGGATCAAATTCATACCCAGCGTTAGCCATTGTTCCACGATCTGAATCCCCAACAGGTTTAGAAGGAGCATTGTTATCCTCAGAAGCCGCCATCAGAGGGCCAGCCAACATTCCAGCAGTTTGCAAAGGGTTAGCCTTGGCGTAATTCAACAAATTTTGCCCTGTAGCACCGGCTTTTAACGCATCAAAGCGTTGCCCTGCTGTCATGTTTTCAACGCTTGGCGGTTGTACTGGATATCTAGACTCTAAAACGCTCGGCCCATATCTTGCCATAGGACCATCAGCGGTAGCGTTACTAGCGTTAGAGTACCTAGACATATCCGGCATGGAAGTAACTGTTTGTGGCGCTGCGGCCTGTACTGCTTCTGCTGCTTGTATTGGGTTTGCTGCCTGCGTTATAGACTGATATGTACCGGGGGGGCCCGAAGCAAACATATCAGATGGGGAAATTCTTGTATATCCCGAAGCTGCGCTGGCTGCTGGAGGTGCGGCACTGCTAGCAATTTGTGCTGCGGTTTCTGTGGGTACTGCGTTAAGAGAAGCGGCTGCGGCTTCGGGGGCTAAACCTGCTGCACCGGAACCAATTAGCGACTCGGCTAAACCCGCGCCGCCATAAGCACCCAAGCCTGCCATCAACCCTTTGCCTAAATCTCCAGTAACCAAAGCAGTGCCGCCGCCAACAGTGAGCGCAGCCATACCAGCGGGCATACCCATAGCAGTTAAGCCTACCCCTGCTATCAAAGGCAAAATAGAAGACAGAAACCCAGCTTCAGGTAGTCCGGTCTGGGGGTTAATAGTAAGGGAGCCGCCATGCCGCATAGCAAGTGCTTGTAGTCCCTGCACCTCACGAGGGGACATATGTACCAACGTTGAGTCGGGGCCACGGCCTTGTGTAGCCATGTGATTTGCAAGTGTGTGAAGGCTCATGTTTTTACTTTCAAAACGTTACTAGCCGTGGTGTCGTAGTATATATCCCCCACCCGCAAATTGGCTAAATCTGCTTGGGTTGGTAAGCTGGGGGTGGTAGCGTTGCCGGTAGGGAAAAAGCTCAAGCCCGCCACAATGTCTGTGCCGTTTGTTTGTGTACTAGCCGTCATTGGCCCTGCGTTGTCTAGCTGATTAAAGTACAAGCGTAGTACGTTTGTTAGCTGATTTATAAACATAGGGTCGTATTCCTGCGTTGCGGCAGGCAGGCGAGGAGCAACTACGTTTTTCTGTGCCATGGCTATCGCCTCCCGTCAAGACGCAAATCTATTCTAGGAGAACCAAGCTGCCACTGCGTACCAATTTGGTTGGATGTGATTTTCATAGACATCTGCCGCCCACGAATCCTAATGTAAATCTGCCCGTTGTAGGTGTCTAAATCTATAGGGTATGTCTGTGTAGCAGTCACCACCTGCTCCGCTTCAGAGCTTGTCCCGCCCACCGACTTGGGGTTGTTATACCCAGAACCAGAATTTAGTAAAGGCAATAGCTGCATAGTCAGCGCGGGAGTTGTCCCGTCTGTAGACCCGTTAAACGTCAAGTCAGGCAGCATCCTCCACACAAATGCTAATTTATCCCCATCCCCAATATCAAACTGGGCAGAAGTTATGGTTGCTTCAATTGCTACAGTAGTTGCTGTCTCGTTGTCGTCTACGCCGTACTCGTGATTGACAATGTTATAGCTATAGGTAGCTGCAACTGGATTATTACGCAGGCCAGTGTCCAACCAAGCCGTGCGGGCCAGCGTGCCGTACATCCATATATTTTCAACGTAATTGTAGATAACGTACTTGTCGATGGTGTTGCTGCTTTCTGAACAGTAGAACCACCAAACTTCGTTAAAGCCTTCATTGGTGCTACCAAATATTTGATCGTATTGAAGCTGGTTGATGTCGTTGTATATATAACGAAGTAAATCGCAGCTTAGAGTTTGAAACCGACCATCGTATTTATAGAATTTATCTACACCCATCCAATAAGTAACCCCCGAGGCCGCAGCGGCTGCGTTAGGGCCAGCAATAGAAATGTTGTCTGCAAGAAGTTGAGAACCCCACACAAAAGGGGGGCCAAGGTACTGTAACGAATACAGCGCTGAATCTGTCCATATTAATATCTCTTGGCGGCTTTGCAAAGTAGTGACAATCTTGGAGCCATGAGACAGGCGCAGACTACCGGCTTGATTGGTGATAGCAGGAAACCATGTGGTCAAAGACTCCTGATCCGACCAACGGATAAGCATGGGGTCAAGCGTAGTGCTACCGTAATCGTTTGTACCAAACACAATCAAGAACCGGCTGGCATCGGACACGGTAAGTGTGTTTTGATACAGCGGGCAAGAGCCATCAGAGCCGGGAAGCGTGGACAACAACATGCCCCGTGAAGAGATAGTCTGTGTTCCAGACTGCGTACCGTAGGTGTTGATGTTTGTTGACAGCGTATAGGTAAGACCTGTTGGCGTACCTGCTGTGGTCGTAACCCCCGAACCACCAACAGTGGTAGATAGTGTGAATGTCGTAGAACCGTTAGTAGCAACGATGTAATAGGTAGTGGGATTGACATACCCCGTAATAGACCCTGTACCGCCGTATGTGCCACTGAGTGTCAAAGATTGCCCCACAACCAAAGCAACACTTGAAGCATTACAACTAAACTGTCCCGCTATACCTGTAATAATTACACCAGATAACGTTGCACTTGCAGTAGGAGATGTTGCTAAATTGTACGTACTGGCAGTAATAAATTTTAAATAGTACGTAACCCCCGGTAGTAAGTTTGAAGGTAGCGCGCTTGTTGTAGAAAGCGTGATGGGCGTATCATTTGCAAAAGCTACCGTGCTGGATAAAACACAAGGTGCGGCAATGCTTAATGTGACTGTCAAACCGCCTAAAGCGCTAACGCCAATGTTTGCATCCCAGTAGTAGATTGCCTCACCACGGGGGCCATAAACTAAATCTTGGCCCCAGTTGATCTGGTTCCAGATACGCATGGCATCTGTAGAGGAAGTGCCGATACCCCATGTGCCCGAACCCCAAGTGCTTGCGCCCCAGCCGGAAAGAGGAGCGGCGTAGGATGGCCCGGTATTAATTTGGTAGACGGCAAAGACCGTGCCCCCGCCAACAGCGGCTGTTGCGGCTGCGGAAATGGTGATGTTGTAGGTGTTACCGGTAAGCACCGATATCTGGTACTCTCCCACAATAGTCTGCCCACCCACCGCAGTACCGCCGTAGAAGATTACATAGTCGCCGTTAAGGGCTCCGTGTGCAGCATCCGTTACCAGCACTGTGGTTGTGCCGTTTGTGGTAAACGGGTTGGTCAGAGTATCTTGTGATCGGATTGGGGTGATGTCATAGTACGCCCCGCCGTTTTCAATGTAGAACTTTAAGTTTGTACCAATGCCTAGTAGGTTCTGTGAGCCCAGCGTTACCCAGTTCCACAAAGAACGGCATACGCCCACGAATGTAGCCGCAGAAATGCGCGCCCATCCGCCTATTTTTTCTGGGGTTCCTTGACGAAACCGTACTTTATCGGACTCATACCAGCCGCCTTCGTTGGTATATCGCGTGTTTTCGCGGTTCACCCCCGGCTTGAGCAGTATTTTCTGTAGTGGCATGGTTAATCCAGTAATCGACATTCCGCAGTTCTGCGTTTAACCAACCCCGGCAGGACTCGTCCACCACCTTTTGTCCAGAGCAAAAGCTGCGTCTTTGCCTCTTCCCAACTACCTGAATTTATCTTGCGCTTGAGGGTGCTGGTTTGCAAACGCCCAGTGCCTAAATTGTAGGCGAAATCCACGATAGCGTTGCATTTTTTCTCATCGGTCAGTAAGACCGGGCAGTTCCGCAAAACGCCGGGCAGGTAGGTGTGGTGGAGTTCATGCAGCAATATCGTTTCAGCAATCGTTTCAGAAATCGTCTCATCTGTCAACGCTACCTTACGCCCATCAATGTAATAAGTGCTGCCATAACCAATCGTTGGGACACCGGCAGGGCAGAGATAGGGTTTACTCCTAAACCCCTCAAACTGTTTACACAGTGCTGCGGCAATGTCTAGCTTCATAGCCCACGCTTAGCTAAAGTTCTATCAAGGAACCAGTAATTTAGCGTACCCGATACCAGCGCGGCAAAGTCGGCGGACATGATGAGTTTAAACACCGCCT